TGCTGATCATTTGCATAATAGTACCTAATTTAGTGATAAAGTCTTTATTCGTAAGGATTTATATTATTAATCTTATTTGCTGGTCATTTGCATAATAGTATTTAAGAAACTTATCTTTTAGATGGTCTATATCCAGCAGCACGAGCATCTTCTTCGGTAAAGAACCATTCTTCTGGATCGGTTCTATCATAGTAAGCTCCACCAGGAACGTGATAAATTTTTTCACCTTTGCTGTTTATATTACCTTTTATTGTTTCTCCATTAGGGCCATCACCATAATAATGATTTACTTCTCTTCTTGATGTATGAGTAGTAGTATTATTTTCTGTAGTAGCTGGTGTGGTTACTGGAGTAGTTGTTTCTACAGTAGAAGATTGTTGATCGGTGTTTATCTGGTTAGTATTTGTTGAGGTGGTAGTATTATTTTCGTCTGTTGTAGGTTCAGTTGGTGATGATGAGCTTTCAGATGCAGTTTCTTCTACAGCAGGAGTAGTAGTTTTAGATGATGTATCTTCTTTTGTTCCACTGGCACAAGAACCAATCAGACCTAATACAAAAAATATTATAAGAATTAAGCATCCACAACCTAAGCAACTAGGTTTTTTCTTCTTATCATTTGTATTAATATTTGGAGGATCTGGTATATTGGTATTGTAAGTGTCATAGTCATCTGTTTTAGCAGTGGATATATTATTTTCAGGTTTGTCAACCTTTATTAAAGACTGATGACATTGAAGGCAGTTATCCCATTGTTTACGCATTCTACGACCACAGTAAGGACATTGCGTCATACCTCTACCGATAGGTTTATCTAATCTAGTAGTATATGATAGACCTGTTCCTGGAATACTAGCAGTAAAACGTGTTCCATTAGGTCCAATATTTACTTTGGCTCCTTTTGGCCCTATCGAAGTACTAATTCCCTTTTTTCCAACGTTTAAACGAACACCAGGGAGTACTTTGAATGATTTACGAAATCTCCAACCCATAAAAATCCTTCTTTCATATATGTATAAAGCACTAGATAAAAAGTATCTAGTGCTTTTTGTTTACGGACGGCATACTTTACAAGGAATATAACCACTATTAATAGCTTCATCTCTGCTAGAAAATTGACATACTCCCCATGCCTAAAGGCAGGGAATTCTTGGATACAAACGATATTTGCCTACTAAAATAGCAGGTCTTACTATATCTCTCCAAAGAAGGTTGATGCCCCAACCTTGTTTTTTAGCGAGCTTATATCCCCATAAATAAATTTAGGGGCTTTACGCTCGCATTTGGTAAGTGTAGTGGAACTTGTTTGAATTTACGGATCCAACATAAGTAGTGGCAAAAGCAGTACTCATAGTAGCAAGTAAAGTGATTAATAATAATAGAATAAATGCTGTCTGTTTTTTGATGCTTCTAAACATTGTTATTCACCTCCTTGAATAAATTTAAATATAAAATAAATATGATTTTAAGTATAGTTGATAAATATAATGTATTCTTGATTTCTTCTCATATTGATTTGTTTGAGGATTAAATGTTACTAAACATTGTTATTTACCTTTTTGTATGATTTGTAAGTCATGTATGATTAAAGAGTATAATTTTTCTAACTGTGTAATATTAATATATGCAATATCACATAACATATTTAATTGTGTAATATATTCACTGTATCGAGTATTAGGAACATAATTAAGAAGGGATAAATATTGTTCTAATGTATAAATATATTTAAATCGTATATTAATATAAGAATTATATTGATTATAAAATTTAGTTAAGTTACAAATTAGATTATCCTCAAAAATATTAATATCTTTTAAATATGTTTCTAGAATAGCTAATTTTGAATAATTTATAATTATTACAGGATAATCTACAGTACGGTTATGAATATCTGTATTCTTTAAAAAATTTTTTTTATTTAATTCAGTTTTACATAAAATAAGCTCTTGTATTAATAAATTAGCAATAGTTCTCCTTTTCTTTTTCGTATCATAATTAATTTTCCAAATATCATAAAAATGTTTACTAAACAAACCAACTACAACCATTACAAGACTAGTAAATGCTGTAATCAATGGATTAACAACTTTTAAATCATAATTTAAGTAACAAACGATGCTTAATAGTGAAATTATTATTAAAAATAAAAGATAATTCATAGTTATAACCCTAGTTTCTACTGAAAATATAAATATATTAGATAATATTAATTTCAATTAACAGTATCTAAAATTTGATATTCAAAAGATACAAGTTTGTCATAAGTTATTGATAAAATTTTTAATATAGCAAAATTATGGTACTTATTTTCTAATATTAAAATGTCACCAATTTTTAGTTTTCTTGTTCTGCTAGTGAAATCAAACATATCCATATTATCAATAGGTTGGATTTCTTTAATTTCAGAATTATATCCTATTGCAAGCAATTTATCACTATATGTGTAAATCGTTTCGTTGCTACAAGATGACCATTCTGTTTCAAATGCAAATTTGCCACTACCGATAGTATATACACCGCTATTTTGTAAATAATCGAAAGATACAACTCCTTTCATTGCTGCATTTTGATACATGGTTTTTCTTATAGCATTTAAAATATCAACATCATTGGTTTTTTCATCCATAAAGGGACTTTTTCCAAGAGGTGGCTTAAGTCGTTCATCTCGCCCATATAGTTTAAATATTAACTTTTTCATATTTTTATCATACTCTAAAGGATTAGAAAAATCTATATATATTTTTGTTGATAAAAATAAAGGAACTTTATTGTTACTTGGATTATTGATTATAACGGGTATTATATAATTTAAATTTCCTTGTTTTAAGAAGGAAGATGATAAAAGCATTGCTTCATAACCTGCACCACCAACCATATTATTGGCTTTTTCTACATATTTTTCAGAACAAATGCAAATAACCATATTAGCATTATTTAATCCATTATTCATGAAAAATAACAAATCATCACCAATATTTAGATCCCAAATATCACAAGTTACGTCAATACCTAAACAACGTAATTTCGTTGCAAAATTTAATACCCAATCACTATGTTCTGGATTATCTTGAGAATATGATATAAAGACTTTAGGTGGATGTTCCACGCTATCACTCCTTTATTATTATTAAAATTTTCTAGATATTAAATTATAAAAGTTATATTCCATATAAATAGTTTTAAAATGGAATAGGATCATCAGTATTAAGATTAAATGAATTTCTTGAGTTATCATTAATTTCATTTTGCTCATCTTTCCAATCCGATAAGATACCTCTTTCGAAAAATAATGTTTTTACTCCACAATATGGGCAAAATCTTGCATTTGCTGGTACGTTAACACCACATTCGTCTTCGTTAAGACATTTATTTATTACTGGTGAGCCACATATATGACAAAAAGCATATGCTTCATTATCAAAATCAATATCTTCGTTATCACAAGTTAAACATCTTGAAACTTGATTATTTTCATTAGTATCGTAATCAGTATATTTCATATTATTTATATCTCCTTTATATTTGAATTCAAGTTCATTACCACAAAATTTACAATACTTATCTTGTTTGTTACGACTTAAAAAAAAGTGATTACAACTGCTACAATATTTTGAATGGATAAATTTTGAAAATTGTACATATAGACAAGTATCTTTGCTATAATCGTGTGTTTTTGACCATTCTAACATACGATTAAGTATATTTTGAGCAGCTTCATGTGAAATCCCAAAAATAGAGTCAATAGATATCTTATCTCCTAAGCAGTCATATATGTAATAAACTAAACTCATAGGTGCTAAAAGTTCTCTAGCAAATGTATTTGCTTCTAATTCGTAAGCACTATATTCTTCTTCAGAAAGTCTATTTCGTGTTATTATTGCACGATCATTATTTATATGTCCTAAAATTAAATGACCAAATTCATGAGCTATTGTCCAACGAATACGTCCAGCATTATTTAGAAAATCATTATAAATAATAATAGCTTTTTCTTCTTCTTTAAAATAAAAACAACAGCCGTCCTCGCTATTGATAAATTCTACCATGCCACTATAACTGAAACCATATTTTTTCATATACCACGAAAATGATTTTATACGTAATCTTATATTATGTGTCTTATTATATATTTTTCTAAAGAAATCTAAATCTAATGGAAATCCTTCGACTTTACTATCTTTCAAAAATTTCCTAGCAAACATTTCAGCTTTCTTATAGTTGGGTTTAATCATCGTCATCTTCTTCAAAAGCTTCCTGAAAAGATATTTTTAGCACTTCTAACATGCGATTACGTTTTTCTTCATCAACATTAGTCATAGCTCTTTGAATTGCTTTAATTTGTGGAAAATCTATATTGTTTTTTTCTGTTAATTCTGGCAATTCATTATTAGTGTCTTTGAAAAAATATGTTTTATCTACTTGAAAATATTGTGCTAATTTTTCTATAATAGTCATTCTTGGCATCGATTTTTGTAAAAGCCATTTGCCAACACTAGATTCACTAACACCTAAAATCTTTGATAATTCTACTTGTGAGAGATTTTTTTTTTCTAATAAGGTTTTTAAATTTTTGCTAAAAATCAGTTTACTATCAGACATTTCTATCACTTCCTTTTATTTATATTTTAGAATAAAATTCTATATTTAGCAACTAAAACTCTAATACACTAGATTTTTTTTCTATAATCACTTGACACTAGAATTTAATTCTAGTAAAATGAGTTACAAGAGGTGAGAAGTAATGAGCTTCCAAATAACATTGAAAGCAGCTCGAGTTAATGCAGGTTTTAGAATTATAGATGCTGCAAAGCTCATTGGTATAGGAAAAGATACACTTATAAAATGGGAGAAAAACTCTGGATTAGTTAATCCAATAATGCAACAAAAAATATCTTTTATTTATAAAATACCAATAGAGCATATTTTTTTTGGTAAAATACTAGAATTTAATTCTAGAAAAAGCGAAAAGGAGCATAAATATGAACGAATTATTAAAAGTTGAAGTAAATGAAAATGGTGAACCTACAATAAGTGGTCGTATGCTTTATGATTTTTTAGAAGTAAAAGAAAAATATACCCAATGGTTTAATCGCAAAAGTAAGGGATTTATTGAAAATGTTGATTTTGTACCATATTCCGAAAAAACGGAAAGTGGTGGAGTTAGTGGAGTTAAGGTGATTTTAAATCATGTATTAACTTTAGACATGGCAAAACATCTTGCTATGATGCAACAAAATGAAAAAGGAATGATAGCTCGTCAATATTTTATAGATATCGGTAAAAAATGGAATAGCCCTGAAATGGTAATGAGTCGTGCGTTAACTATTGCTAATAAAAATCTATTGATGAAAGATGAACAAATTCTAAAACTTACTACAGAAAATCAAATAATGAAGCCTAAAGCTGATTATTTTGATGAATTAGTTGATAGAAATACACTAACTAATTTTAGAGATACAGCTAAGATGTTACACATTGGTCAAAAGTATTTTATAAATTGGCTTTTAGAAAGAAAGTTTGTTTATCGAAATATTAAAGGTAAATTACAGCCATATTCTCAGTTTATAGCAAATGATAGCAATGGTAAGGGTTATTTTGAAGTCAAAGAACAAAAAGCTAAAGATGATAGCTGGAGTGGTATTCAAACACTTATCACACCACGAGGACGTGAAGCGTTTAGATTGTTGTTATCACAAAAGTTAATAGCAGGATAAAAAGGTTGTTTTTTACCCAATAAATTGCAAGTAAATAAGTGTGATTATGGTCAAACCCGCCTAGTTTTACATCATCATCAAATTTGGGTGCGACCATATTGCCAACATTGGCAAAATCATAGGGGAGTGAGAACATGAAAGACTTAATAGTCGAGCTTATGACTTTAAGGTCAAGACTTCAAGATGATATTGCTTTTAAAACAGAGTCTGTTGCTTGTATAGATAAAGCCATAGAAGAATTAAACAAGGTTGATGAAAAACTTGGTGAAGAATATCAAATGCTTGAAGTAAAAAAAGTAGCTGGATGGCTTTATACCAGCAATAGTTTTGTAATAGATAGTTTTAAGTCTAAAGGTATACCAATGGTTATAAAGTCCATTGAAAAAGATAGCCAAAAACCCCAATATCTTATACCGGTAAGTTCTTATAAGCAATATATAAAAGAGTGCCAATATAAAAAGGGCTAATATAGATTAGCCCTTGAAAGTAAGATGATGTTTAGTATATAAACTTTGTCTTTATTATAACACTTATCTGGTGCGTAGCAAATACCATAGCAGAGAGTTATTAACATAACAAAAAACAAAAATAAACGGCAAATCTAAAACGATAATCTTCTTAACAAATTTTTATGGCAGGGGGTTTGCAAGTGGTTCTGCTATGGTGCTTAGTACGCACCAGAAAATAGGAGGAAAACATGAAGGATATAAATACAATAAATATACCACTAAAAAGCGAATTTGATAGAGAGATAAAAGCTCTAAAAAGACGTAGAAAAAAGACAATATCTGCAAATATTCTTTAGTATTCGTGGCAGTTATTGGCGTTATCTTAACAGGTTTAATGTTGGCGGGGTGATAATATGTTTACAAAGACAAAATACACTGATGGTAAATATGTTTATTATGTATCTGGCTTATTGGGTGATAACCAATATGCAGTATGTAAAAAGCTTGTCGGGTCAAAAGCTTTGGGAAACCATAGATACAAAATCAAAACTAATAAGGTTGTTGACACATTTGAAAAAGCACAGGATTTCTTGGATTTACTCGCTTGGAATAAAAAGTGGGTTGAGTATAAATGAAGTGCTGGAGATGTGGCAAAAGGTTAAAACCTAATAATGTACAGATACTGCATTTAATATGTGGTTTATCTGTTCCAGTATGTGCCGATGATAGAATGTGTTATTCATCAGCACAAATACCGAAAAAAAGGAGAAAAATTGATGATTAAATTGTTAAATAAAAGATTAGCAATATTGCAATGGGCATTAGGATATTGGGTTTTTGTAAAAGATACTAATCCAAATCCAGATGAAAACTATGGTGCTGCTTGGTACCGTATGAATAATGATGGAATTATTTTTGATGAAAAGAATGTTGCCTATGATTTAGAATCTTTTGGTGCTAATGAGGAATATTATAGCTCTGAGGTAGAAGGTATTAAATTATAAGAAAAGGGGTATATTATGCAAATAGTTTACCAAAATAATAATAAACAAGGTACACCGATATTAATTTATAAAAGTATTTATAAAAAAAGAGAATTACAAGATACATTACAAAAATGTACAGAATTATTTTACAAAAAAAGCCCCTGCGTAAAGCAAGAGGCATAAAAAAATAAAAAAGCAGTCTTATTTTAACATGGAGGATTAAATAATGGCAATAAAATTAATCATGACAGCCGAGCAAATGAAAGATGAAGAGGCTTGGCTCACTCTTAGAAATAAATATATTGGTGGTAGTGATGCAAGCACGGTAGCTGGATTTAATAAGTGGAAAAGCTTGTATCAGCTATGGGCAGAAAAAACAGGCAGAAGTGAAAAAGAGGATTTAAGCAATAATCTTCGCATTTGGTTTGGCAAGCGAGCAGAGGAGCTTGTGGCTGAACGCTTCACACTCGATACAGGAAAGAAGGTCCATAAAACAGGCGTCTGGGTAAACGATAAATACCCTTGGGCTTGTGCTTCGATCGACCGCATGATTGTCGGAGAAAATTCATTCCTGGAATGTAAAACGTCAAGTGGGTTTAACAAAGAAAAATGGCAAGATGATGAAATACCAGACAACTACTACTGTCAGATACTTCACTACATGGCAATTATGGAAATGGATTACTGTTACATTGCCTGCTTATTCGATAACGGTAGTGAGTACATCTATAAAAAAGTTAAATTCAATCGTGAGGACGCTGACAGCCTCATGGAGCTTGAAAAAAACTTTTTTGAACAGAATATATCTAAAGACATTGAACCACCAGTAGACGGCTCTACAGCCTGTACAGAAATGATTAAGAGTAAATACAAGGGCGGTGATGTAGATAGAATTGAAATTTCTGCTAATGCTGATGTATTTGCTGAAAAATTAGAAGAAATCGAGGCACAAGAGAAGATTTTAAAACAGGATAAGGCAGAATATAAAAATCTGATAAAAAACCTTCTCAAGAACCACGAGGAAGGCTACAGTGGAAATTATAACTTTTATTGGAGAACTAGAGCAGGTAGAACAACAGTAGATAATAAGAAATTACAAAAATTGTATCCAGAAGCATATAATGCGTGTGCTAAACAATCAGAACCAAGCAGAACATTTAGTTTTAAAAGAATAAAAGCATAAAGGGGTAATTTAAAATGGCAAATATTAAAGGCGGATTAATTAATAAAACAAATAACGTGGCTAAACAGCAGCAACCAAAAACTATACAGAGTTTAATAATCTCTATGGAAAAACAGATTGCAAAAGCATTACCAAAAGTGCTTACACCAGAAAGATTTACAAGAATGGTTCTTACTGCTCTTAGTAAAGATAATAAATTAGCAAGCTGTACACCAAATAGTTTTCTTGGGGCTATGATGCAGGCTGCACAATTAGGCTTAGAACCTAATACACCACTTGGTCAAGCCTACCTAATACCATTCAAAAATAAAGGAGTGTTAGAAGTACAATTCCAAATTGGCTATAAAGGCATGATTGACCTTGCGTATCGTTCTAAAGAAGTAACAGATATTTCCGCACAGTGCGTATATGAAAATGATGAGTTTGAATATGAACTTGGGTTAAGTCCTGTATTAAAACATAAACCTGCATTATCTAATCGTGGTGAAGTAATTTTATATTATGCAGTATTTCACACTAAATCTGGCGGTTATGGTTTTGAGGTTATGAGTAAAGAAGACATTATAAACCATGCTAAAAAAACAAGTCAAAGCTTTGGTAGCAGCTATTCACCATGGAACAAATATTTTGATGAAATGGCGAAAAAGACAGTATTAAAACGAGTATTAAAATATGCACCTATAGCATCGGATTTTGCAATGGCTATCAACAGTGATGAAACCATTAAAAGCAATATTAGTGCCAATATGGTAGACGAAGAAGATGAAACTATGGTTGATATCACGCCAGAAGAGAACGAAGAAATACAAGAAGATGAAAAAGTGGTTGATAAAGAAACTGGGGAAATATTGCAGCAACCTTCTTTACAGCCAGAAAACTAACGAGGTGGAACAATGGGAAAAGTAAAAGATGATAGTAATTTTCAAATATATGGCTGGATGGTAACACAGTTAAAACTTAAAGGAAATGAATTATTAATATATGCTATCATCTACAGCTTTTCTCAAAATAATAACGGTGATGGAATATTTAATGCTAGTACAGCTTATTTATGTGAATGGACTGGTTTAAGTCAAAGGGCTGTTATTAATTGTTTGATTAGATTAATAGAAAATAATTTAATAATCAAAATAGAAGATAATTCATTAAAGCGAAAACCAAGCGTTTATAAAATAAATGAAGATAAGCTTAAATTAACTACTGAAAAAAATTCAGTAGCACTACTGAAGAAAGTTCAGCAGTTAAACCCGACTACTGAAAAAAATTCAGTAGCACTACTGAAGAAAGTTCAGCGGACTACTGAAAAAAGTTCAGTCTATAATTCTACTACTACTATTAATATATCTACTACTACTATAGAAGAACAATTAGATTATATTTGCAAATTATATACAACAGAAATAACTAATCGGGTTTGTTGTTCTTCGATAGAAACTGATACACTAATAAATTTTATTGATATGTATGGAGTTAGTGCTATTGAAAATGCGATAAAAATTGCTGTGATGAGAAACAAGCGTTCTCTAGGCTATATAGAGGGAATATTAAAAAATGAAGCGAGGGTAGATAATGGAACAGATGCAACAAGTACAACGAGTGGTACAGAAAAAGAAGCCTCAGTGGTTCGACAAAGAAAAGCAGTTGGACGTAAAAAAGTATATAAAGCAAGTGCAGTTGAAACTATCGAACAAGCCGAAGCCAAATTTGCCAACGAAACCAACGACTGGGATTAATTATAAAATCTTAGAAGAATCAGGAATATTAGAACGCTTTAAAGATATAAAATTTGAAAATATAATTCCAGATGAAGACATAAAAGAGAATGCACAGATGATATTAAATTATGCCAATAATATAGAAAAATATGTAGCAAATGGAGAGGGATTAATTTTATCTGGTAGTTATGGAACTATGAAGACGACACTTGCTATATGTGTATTACGTAAATATATAGAGCAAGGAGGCAGAGGTTTATTCGTTCCTATGTGTTCCATGATGGATAGTCTGTATTCTATGAAGGCTAGAAGCATTGATGAATGGATAAATTATGAAAATAGATTAAGAAATACCAGTTTGCTAGTAATTGATGATTTAGGAAGTGAAGATGTATCTGCACCATGGGTGTTATCTAAAGTAAATAGCATCATAACAGAACGATACAATCGAAAAAAATCGATAATTGTAACGACCAATCTTACTAAAGAGGAATTAGCAAAGACATATGCAGGAAGAATTATAGACCGATTAAGGTCCACAAACTATTATATTAGTTTTAATGGCAAGACAAAACGCAGAGGATTAAAAACGGACGATTTAAGAGGGTAAAAAATGGGTAAATGCTTATATTGTGGTAAAGAAATAACCCGTAAGGATAAAAAGTGTAAGTATTGTAGTTATGAGTGTGCTGCACTTTACTATAAAGCCAATAGAAAATACAGAGAGTCACCAAAACCAAGAAAAGATACATTGATAAAAAGAAGTAAAAAGGCAAAGGAAGAATTAAAACGTCTTGAGCTCCAGGAGCGTAGGGACAATATAAATAAATTAATAAAAGAAACTGGTATGCACTATGGAGAAGTAGCTTACTATTACGATAACAATAAGGTAGATGAGCTATATAAGAGAGCAGAATATTTAAAATCTATTGAGAAAATAAAACCAAATGACGGAGAACATAAGATAGTTAAATCCTATGGCGGGAAATTAAAAGGCGGATTTGACTATTTCATAATATCGACAAAATAGGAGTTAGTAATATGGGAAAATTTGAAGAAGATGCTAAACAGATGAGAATTTATCTGAAAAAGCAAGAAGAACAACGACAGCTTTTAATTGCTACTAGATTAAGAGCGGAAGAACAATATAAAAACTTTTAAATAGATATGTAGAATTGTGGGGAACAGCAATAGGCTCGATAGCTTACGGAAAATTAATATGTGTAGGCGAGATAATGGGATATACACATCAAGAAATACAAGCAGATATAGACATGAAAAGGAGAATTAAAAATGAGTAAATTTATAAGTGGAAACGTAGGAATACTAAGAAAATCTGATGTATTTAGCTTAGAAATGATAAAACCAGACGAGCTTTCTAAGGATAATGAATATAAAATAATAGCTACTTCATATAACAAGAGTGAAGAATACCAAATAGTAACATTAGAATCTAGAAAAACTTTTAGAGATATATCAGATAGTTTTGAACGAATGAAAAAAGAATTAGAGGATATTGAAGAATGAAAGGTTGGGAAGATGTAACCGAAGAAGGGTTATCAAAGTTGGGTATTAAATACATCGTAAAAACTAATAAGAAGCCCATAGCAAAGAAAAAAATAGATACAGATATAAATAGACCTAAAAACAAATATAACGCTGTTAAAACGGAAATAAACGGAATTGTATTTGACAGCAAGAAAGAGGCTAATTATTATTCGTATCTATTAGCATTAAAAGAGCAAGGCGAGATTGACAATATAAAAATGCAGGTTGAGTATTTGCTCCAGCCTGCATTTACAAGAGAAAACGGCGAAAAGGTTAAAAATATAAAATACTATGCTGATTTTGTAGTAACTTACAAAAACGGCAAAGTTGAAGTTATTGATGTTAAAGGTAGACGAACAAAAGAGTATAGCATCAAAAGAAAAATGCTATTAGATAGATACCCAAATATTAATTTTAAAGAGGTATAAAAAATGAAAGAATATAGATACAGAGGAAAAAGAATATTGGATGATAAATGGATATATGGAACATACATGAAGCAAGGTAATAATCATTTTATTATTCCTAAAGTAAATAAAAACGGCTATGCGAAATGTATAGCCGTTAGTAAAGATACTGTAAGTAAGTTCGTTATAAGTATGAACAATGAAGCATGGTTTGAGGGTGATATCTTAGAACAAAAATATGAAAAATGGTTAGGAATAATTAGAGATTTTGTAGATGAATATGTAATAACAAGAATTGAAAAGGGAAATCTCATAAATTTTGATATAGATTCAGCAGGTGCGTTTAGAAGAATTGGAAATAGATGGGATAATCCAGAATTAGTCGAGGAACTTGAAAAGGGAGAATAAAAATGAGTTTTCAAGAAAATTTGAAGTATTATAGAGAGAAAGCTGATTTAAGTAAAGCAAAATTAGGTGGTAAGGGAAATATACAAGCTGAAATATATCAGGCTGCTGCACTTTTGATAAGGCTTTCTGAAAGAATAGAAAAGGGTGAGTAATATGCAATGTGATGAACAGTACTATGAAGCTGATACAGGTTTTATGTGTTGGATAACTAAAGAAAAATGCAATAAAAAGAATTGCACACTTAAATACAGATTTATAAAGAATTTCTCAAACAAAGTAGCTAAGGAGCTAAACCATGAAGGAAATAATAAACCCGTTAACAAATGCGGGAGAATGTAGCGATACAACATATAAAAAGGCAGTAGAAAAAAGAAATAGAGAAAACTTTTTTCACGCATTTTGCAGAAGAATTTTAAAAATGGCAAATAAACATCTGGAAAAAAGACATAATATAAAAATTTTAAGGATAGTATTCTGGGATATGGAAACCAATACTATTAAAAGCGTAAAAAATAACAAATTTTAGGAGTGTTGTTATGGGATATATAGCGTCTTTTTTTGCAGGTGTAATTTTAGGACAGTTGGTATTATTAATCTTTATCGGTGCCAATACTAATAAAAGAAAATGATGAGGTAAAATATATGAAGTATTCAGACTATGAAAATTTGACATATGATTATTTAAAAAATTACAATTTTTTTAAAGCAAAGTTAAAAACATATACAGCAGAATTAAAAGATACAGAAGAACAAATAATTTCACTAGGTGATGCCAAAATAGCTAAATATGATAAGGAATGTGGGGGATATAGTGAGCTAGAAGGGTTAGAAAATTTATATGCAAGAAAAGAAAAATTAAATCTAAAAAAATAGAACTAGAGGATAATAAGAATAAAATTTATAAACTCATAAATAAAATAGATTTAGCACTAAACGAACTTGAAGGTATTGATATTGCGATACTTACTCAAAAATATATCAATGGTTACCAGTGGCAACAGGTCGCTGAAATAGTTAAGTATTCTGCCAGAAATTGTCAACGTAGAGCTAGAACAGCTATAAATAAACTAGCTATAAATATTTTTGGCAAAGAAGCTTGCCAGCAAGGTTGTTTATTTATTTGTTTAAATACTAAATATAAAAATTAAAAATTTGTCGCTTTTTTTGTCGCGTTTTAGACTTAAAAAAGTGGTATAATAATAGAGTAAAATAATATCAGGAATACAGAGCCATTAGCTTATTGTTAGTGGCTTTTTTATTTAAAAATTCGGTGGTGAGGTGATTTGACAAATAAAAATGTAAAAGATTTAGCTTTTGAAGATTATTGCGCAGGAATGAAATATAAAGATATAGCAGAAAAGTATGATATTAATTTATCAACGATAAAATCATGGGCTAGTCGTTATTGGAAAAAGTTGCAACCTAATACCAAAAAAGTTGCAACTAAAGAAGTTAAAAAGTCGCAACCTAGAAAACTCAAAAACGTACAAACTAAGCGTAATAATGCTTTAGATGATTTTCGACTTGAGTTAAAAAGTACCGAAACAAAACAACCTAGACAAGAAAAAATAAATTTAGGTGGGGCGCCTATAAAAAACGCTAATGCAGTGAAACATGGGTTATTTTCAAAATATTTGCCAGCGGAAACACTAGAGCTTGTAGGAGCTATAGAAACAATGTCGCCAATAGATATTTTGTGGGAAAACATTTGCCTTAAGTATGCAGCAATAATCCGTTCTCAAAAAATTATGTACGTTAAGGACGACAATGATGTAACTAAAAGAATAACAGTAGATGGTGCAGAAACCACTGTTTACCAATATAGAGAAGCCTATGACAAGCAGGCTTCTTTTTTAATGGCTCAATCTCGAGCTATGGGCACACTTATGAATTTAATCAAGCAGTATGAAGAAATGTGCAATAGCGAGTTAGCCACCGAAGAACAAAAACTCCGTATTGAAAAACTCAAGAAAGAAATAGCAAAAGATGATACCCAAGAAACTTTAATGGAAGATGACGGATTTACCAAAGCAATAGAAAATGCAACTAAAGAGGTATGGCGAGATGATTAAAAAAATAAAAAATATTATCAAGCCTGTTATTAAATTTAATACCTTTAGTAAAAAACAAATGCAGATACTTACATGGTGGGAGCAAGGAAGCCCATATAATAAGCATAATGGCATTATATGTGATGGTTCTATTCGTGCAGGTAAAACTGTGCCAATGGCTATATCTTTTGTTTTGTGGGCGATGAAAAATTTTGATGCCCAAAACTTTGCTATGTGTGGTAAAACAGTTGGCAGTTTTAAGCGAAATGTATGGAAGTGGCTTAAACCTGTATTGATACTTAGAGGATTTACGATTGAAGAAGATAGAACAAATAATATGATATATATTCAAAAAGGTTATACATTAAATTATTTTTATATCTTTGGCGGGCGTGATGAGTCTAGTCAAGATTTAATACAGGGTATTACTTTAGCAGGTCTGTTATTAGATGAAGTAGCACTTATGCCAGAAAGCTTTGTTAACCAAGCCACAGGTCGTTGTTCAATTTTAGGAGCTAAATTATGGTTTAATTGTAACCCAGAAAGTCCTGTACATTATTTTTATACAGATTGGATACAAAAAGCCAAAGAGAAAAAGTTTCTTCATATACATTTCATGATGGAAGATAATCCTTCGCTATCCGATGAAGTAATACAATCCTATAAAAGTAGATATGTAGGGGTATTTTTTCAGCGTTTTATTTTAGGATTATGGGTAATGGCACAGGGAGCTATTTATAAAGATTGTTTTGATGATGATAATTTGTTCGGTGATGAATTGGTAGATTATATAAGTCAGAATATCTTTAAGATGAAACGCTATATATTTATTGACTATGGTACTGTTAACCCTATGGTTTTTCTAGATGTGTACGATGATAATAAGATATTATACGTGGTTAATGAGTATTATTATGACAGTAAAAAAACAGGCATTGAGAAAACAGATACTGAATACGGAGAAGATTTATTAGAATTTGTGGGAAATAAAAGTATAACACCTGCTTATGTAGTTATTGACCCTTCGGCTGCCAGTTTTAAAGCTTTACTTCGCAAGAAAGGATTAAGAGGTAAAGTAGCGGATGATACTATAAACGCAGATAATAAGGTTTTAGAAGGAATCCGTCATGTATCCTCTTTACTAAAAAAGAAGATGTTATTATTCCATAAAGATAATTGTAAAAACACTATAAGTGAAATGAAATCTTATGTATGGGATGATAAAGCTTTAAAAAACCAAGCAAAAGAAAAGCCATTAAAAATAGCAGACCATGGACCAGACGCAGTACGTTATGGTTGTTTTACTCTTATAAACCCAAGGAGGTATAATAGTGCGTCGTAACAAAAATAAAAATAAAAAAATTATACGTGCCAAAGCAACAGACGCATTTCAAAACATGTTGGCACGTATGGGTGCTTTTACCCCTAGCTTACTAGAGGGTACTAATTATCCACTAACTAGACTTACAAGAAATTTTAAATTAATGAATTCTTTATATCGTAGCCATTGGATAATTAGAAATATCATTGATGTTATTCCGCAGGATATGACCAAAAACTGGATTAAGATTACATCTAACTTAACACCAGAAGCAATAACAGAATTAAAATCTGTAGAACGTAAAACAAGTATTATAAAAAAGATAACACAAGGCTTACGTTGGGGAAGGTTGTATGGCGGTGCTTTAGGTATAATGCTAATAAAGGGGCAAGGGGAAGATTTAAGTAAACCTTTAGATTTAGATAGTATAATGCCTGGAGATTTCAAGGGAATGCTTATTCTTGATAGATGGAATGGTTGTTATCCTGGTACAGGATTAGTAACAGATATATCAGACACTGAATATGGGCTACCAGAATATTACTATGTAACAGACCCAGAAACTAATATAAATATTAATATTCATCACAGCCGTGTTATTAGGTTTACCGGAGATGAATTACCGTATTGGGAATGGTTAGCAGAACAATATTGGGGAGCTTCAGTAATAGAATCGCTTTTTGACGAACTAAAAAAACGTGATAATGTTAGTTGGAATATAGCAAATTTAACATTTCTAGCTAACTTAAGAGTATTGAAAATGAGTGATTTAGGTCAGCTTTTATCAACTACAGATGTTAACAGCCAAAGAGAATTATACGATACAGTACAATCTCAAAATTGGCTAATGAACAATTTTAGTATGCAAATAATAGATAAAGACGATGATTTTAGCACTCATCAGTATACATTTAGTGGATTAAGTGATGTTTACCAGCAATTTATAATGGATATAAGCGGTGCAGCTGGAATTCCTGTTACTAGATTATTTGGTCGTTCCCCTGCTGGATTAAACGCCACTGGGGAAAGCGATTTGCAAAACTATTATGACAAGATAGAAGAAAAGCAAGAAAGTGCATTGAGACCAATAGTAGAAAAATTATTACCAATAATAGCAATGAGCACATGGGGAGCTGTTCCAGATGATTTAGACTTTAGATTTAATCCAGTACAACGAGCAACAGAAGAAAAACTTGCAGATATTGTTGCTAAGAAATCAGCTGCTATTCGAGAGGCTAGAGATAGCGGAATTATTTCCGACAGAATAGCACTTAAAGAATATAAACAGATGAGTGATACTACAGGTATGTGGACGAATATTACAGATGAAGATATAGATAAGGCAAGTAATGAAATTGATATACCTGTAGAAACTGATTTTGGAATGAGAAATATTAATGGTGATTTAAATAATGAAGAACAACAAATGGAAAATGAAAAGGACAATTGAAAAAGCTTACGCTAATGCCATAAAAAAGCTAATGCAGGGACTACAAGATGAATTAAAAAATCTTGATAGTCCTTTTTTAATTGCAAGCACAATAAAGTCCTTGGCTAGACAGCCTACATTTATAAAAAAAGCTGAAGCGTTGGCTAAAGGAATGATTACTCAACTTTTTTCCGACAACGCAAAGTCTTGGAGACAAGCTGCTAATAAAGGTAGCCAAGGTAAGATGATATATAAAGAATTACAAAAAGGATTAACTGGGGAAATAAGAGCAACTTTTAATAATTTGATAAATCAAAATGCAAATTATATATCATCTTTACCTTTGGATATTGCTAAATATGTTGATAGGCGAATAGCTAAGGGAACTTTAGAAGGGAAACGTGCTGTAGATATATGTGATGAGATACTAAGATATTACCCACATATAAGTAAAACTAGAGCACAATTAATTGCAAGAACAGAAACAAGCAAAGCCCAAACTGCATTAACAAGGGTAAGGGCTCAATCTATCGGTCTTAATTGGTATGTATGGCGTACTAGTGAGGATAGTAGAGTAAGAAAAAGTCATTCTCATATGGAAGATGTTCTTGTTAATTTTAACTATCCGCCAAGCCCAGAAAGATTAATAAATAAAAAATCTTATGGAAACTATAATGCAGGAGATATATTTAATTGCAGATGTTATCCAGAACCTTTAACAGACATTAATGATATTAAATTTCCGCATAAAGTTTATTATGGCGGAACTATCCGCCATATGACTAAAAATCAATTTTTAAAAATAATGTGAGGTGGTGAGAAGATGAAATGATATCTTATTATGGCTCTAAAATATCCGATAATTTAACTAAAACACCAGAAGGCTTTTTGATTTGTCACAACGTACCAATTGCAAGGTGTGGTCAGCAGCTATATCTAGGCAGTGAAACTCCTTTTAAAGAATTACCTAGCAATGATACTGTAAAAATAGTGAGACACCCAGAAGAAGTATTTTCTAAAGCTACCCTTGCTTCTTTTGAAGGAAAGCCAGTAACTGATGACCACCCACTAGAAGATGTTACACCGCAAAATAGTAGAACATACTTAAAGGGTATTTGTAGAGATGTGAGAAGAGGCATCGGGGAATACAACGATTGTATTGTTGCTGATTTAATGATTTATGACCCAGTGCTAATTGATGAGATAACATCTAAAGAAAAACGTGAGGTGTCTTGCGGATATGATTGTTTTTGGGAGTTAGGAAATGATGACACTATTTTACAAAAACAAATAAGAGGCAATCATATTGCTATCGTAAAAAATGGAAGGGCTGGACATAGGGTAGCTGTTAGAGATAGTAAACCAGAACTTAAAAATAAAATTAATGGAGGTAAAAAAATGAGTTTAAAAGCTATAAAAAATAAAATGTTTGCTATGTTTGCAAGAGATGAAAATTCTACACCAGAAGAAATTGCAGAAGCAAGTAAACTCTTGCATGATGAAAATCCAGAAATTAAACCTGAAGAAAATATAAAAGATGAAGGTCCATCTATGAGTGATGTTATGGCAAGGCTTGATTCTTTTGAAAAAACTTTACAATCTATCGTACAGGCAGAAAAGCGTGAACCAGAACACAGGGAAGATGAAATTTCTGCTTTAGATGAATTAGAAAATCAACTTACTGGCACGAATGATGAAAGTGTAACAGAGCAAGAAGAAGCAGTTACAGTACAGCCAGAAGAAATCAATGACGAAGAAAGTATGCTTAATAAGCCAGCATGTGATACTCTTGCCAATTTAAAAGTTTTAAAACCTATCGTTGCAGGTATTAAAGATAAAGATACTAGAAAAAAAGCTATTGATAGTTTGGCAAATCTTGTTCGTGGAAATGTACAAGATAAACAATATGCTACTGTGCTAAAAGCTAGTAGAAAAGCACAAGATAGCAATACAGTTAAAAATGAAGATTTAGGGAAAATGTGGGCTAAAAAATATAATCCACAATATAAGGGAGGTAAATAATATGGCAGGTTATGCAATTGGAAAATCTATGAATTTAGGTTTCCCTGGAACGTATGCACGCACACCCGATGATGTGATTATGTCTAGAGCAGTGAAGGAAGATAGCAAGGCTATTCCTTTTGGGGCTCCTGTTATTTTAAATAGTGATAATACTTATTCTGTGGGTGATGCTACGCTTACAGCAGATAATTTTGCTGGTGTAGCAGTTAGAATTGTACAGCAAGCTGTGCAGTATTTAGCACAAAATAGTGGAGCATATCAACCAAATCAACCATGTTCTGTTATTCAGCGCGGAAATGTAATGGTTACTTGTAATGTTGGTACACCTACAGCAGGCGGAAAGGTTTATGTTAGAACAGCAGGGGAAGATAGTGGAAGTGGTAAAATAATCGGTGGATTTGAGGCTACTGATGATAGTGGAAATGTAGTTGAATTACCTAATGTCTGTTGGGCTACCGGTAAAATAGACGCTAATAAAGTTGCTGAAATTTGTATTAAAACTCGAAACAATCCATAAGGAGGAATGAACTAATGTCAACACCAATTATTATTAATCCAGCAGACATGAAAAATGCTGGTAATTTAGCTAATTTTGCAATGAAACAAGGTGGCGGACTTTATGGCGGAGCTTATGACGCTGCAACCGCTTCTGGGATGGCTTATCTTGTAGGTGAGCTTGAAAAAGTAGACCCTAAAATCCGTGAGCCATTAACAGCAGTTACATGGCAACGTGATATAGTAGCCGAAACAGGCGGTGGCTGGGTAGAATACACTAGCACATTTGATGTGAATTACGGAATTTCCGACCCTAATGGTGGCGGTATTCAAGGCGGTAGTTCTACAGCTATTCCTGCTGTACAAGTGGATATTGGAAAAAATCAATACCCTGTTCATACATGGATGAATGTATTAAAAGTTCCATTGGTTGACCAAAATAAGCTCCAACAAATTGGAAGAAATTTAGAAGATTTATTAGATAAAGGCTTACGATTAAATTATCAGAAAGCTGTAGACCAGAATGTTTATGTAGGATACGACGAATATAAAACAACTGGTATTATCAATAATCCTAATGTTGTAACTGCATTAGTTGCACAAGGTGCACAGTCTGACACAAAATGGAAAACAAAAACACCAGATGAAATTTTAAATGATATTAATACAGCATTAACTGAAGCATGGACTGCTGCTGAATATGATATGCGTGGTATGCCTAATCAAATTTTAATACCGCCACAACAATATGCTTATTTAGTAAGTCAAAAAGTAAGTGATGCAGGTAATATATCTATTTTACAATTCTTATTGGAAAATAATATTGGTAAAAATCAAGGTATTGATGTTCAAATTTATCCTTGTCGTTGGTGTATTGGTTCAGGTCAATCTAAAAAAGACCGTATGATGGTTTATGTAAATGATAAAGACATGCTTTATTTTGATATGACAGTTCCACTTACTCGTGCCTTAACACAACCAAGTGTAACAGACGCAGCTTATTTAACATTATATGCTTCTCAGTTTGGTGTTCCTAAATTCTTATTCTATCAGCCAGTTCGTTACTATGATGGTATTTAATGGGAGGATATTATGCGTATTTTAACTAAGAAAAAATATCAGTTTGGAAGTGGGGAAAACAAGGTTATTTCCTCCGGAAACTATGTAATTGAAGATGTTCCAGATTGGGTAGAAAAGGACCCTTTATTTAAATTAGCAAAACAAGATGGAGATATTGAAGTATTAGAGGCAAAAATTCAATCTACAAAAGTGGAAAAGGTAGAAGATGAGCCTAAAGAACCAAAAACTGAAACTAAAGTAAAGAAATCTAAAGAGGAGTGATGACCTATGGTTATCACTTCCGCTTCTAATATTAGATGTGGTGATAATCCTGCATACACACTAGATGATTTTTTTGGATTCTATCCGCAATTTAAAGATATAGTCCCAGATGTAGTAATTAATTCTTTTTTAGAGTTAGCCAATAATAGTTTGCAGTATAGAAGATATCATGGGCAATGGGAGTTTTGTATGAGTTTATTTATAGCTCATTTTTTAACTTTATATCTTGAGTCTATGAGCGATAGTGATACGCCTTCTGCTGATGAAGTTATATCTTCTGCGGCAGTTCGTGGAATAATTACAAGTGAGTCTGTTAGTGGTGTATCTTATTCCCAAGATGTATCTGCAATTACTAATGATTTAAACGGTTGGGCACAGTGGAAGCTTACTAAATATGGTGTACAATTTGCGTCTATTGCTAAGCTTATGGGTAAAGGTGGTATGCTGGTATGGTAAATATGGTAGGAGTAAAACATAAAAGTAATTTAAATGCTTTAAAGAAAAGTATAGAACTACTAAAAAAAAGCCGTGTTTATGTAGGAATACCAGCAGAAAGTGCAAGCAGGGATAATGGAAACGATATAAATAATGCTGAACTATTGTATATTCAAACACATGGAGTAAGAAAAAAATCCATGCGTGAGGAAATGCAACCAGCATTAAACGAAGGTAAACCATATTCTAAAGCGTATGAAATGTATATTAAATCGCATGGTTCGCCATTGTGGCATATACCGCCAAGACCTGTTATTGAACCGGCAATAAATAATAATAAAAAAGAAATAGCTGAACGACTTATAGCAGCTTATGGAAAAGCTATGGAAAATATTTATGCTGGTGATAGTATGCAGACAGCTATGCAACATTTAGAAGCAGTAGGTATGTATGCACAAAATATTGTCAGAGCTTGGTTTACTAATCCTAATAATGGCTGGGCTTCTAATTCACCATTAACCATTGCAAAAAAAGGAAGTTCTAACCCTCTTATTGATACAGGAGAAATGCGAAAATCTATAACATATGTGGTGAAATCAGATGAGTAGAGTAAATGTAAAACGAGTTATATTATCACCTAGATTTAAGCAAATATATACTGTAACTAGAACAGGAGGGCATTTTGAAAAAGGTAAGTTTGTATTAGATGCTCCTAGTAAATTTAATATATCTGGTGTTATAACAGTAGCTAGTGCTAAAGAAGTAAATATGATACCAGAAGGCGATAAAATAAATGGTGCTATGGTATTTTATAGTTTAGTACCTTTACACACTACTACAAATAATCCAAATGCTATATCTGATATCATTGAATGGCAAAATAATAAATATAAAATAATGCAGGTTAATCCATGGATTGATTATGGATATTATCAAGCGATAGCTGTTCGCATGGAGGGCTATTGATATGATTACAACCTTAGATGAACTAGAAGATATATTATGGGAAGAGTTAATGTCTATTTTAGGATATGAAATAGATAATCCTGCATGGTCTATTAATCCGCCGGTTAGAAGAAGTTGGCAACAACAAGGACAACCAGGTTGGAGCATTAATGATGATATTTTATTTTTTAAAATATTTGATGAATCAGGTCAAGATATAACTATTCCTGTAGATACTATTATTAATAATGATTTAGCGGAAGATATCCAAATTAGTAAAGGACAAACGAGAGTTTTAAGAGTAAATCTTATAGCTTATGGTCCTAATTCATATGATAATCTCATTAATATAAGAAATTACTTTCATGCTAATAGAAGTGAAATTTTAAAAGAAAATAAAATCTATCTAATACCAAGCTCTGATGCTCCCTTAAGAATGCCAGAGCTTTTTTTACAACAGTGGTGGGAAAGGGCAGATTTAAATTTAAGATTTAACTGTCTTATGACATACACTACACAAATTAATGAAATTAAGACTGTTCCACTTAATGTATATGGTAATGCTAGTGGAGAAACAGTTATTGAAAATCATAGAGAAATAACGAAAGGGGATTAATCTATGGCAACAACAAAATCTTTAAGTCTTACCCCTATTGTAGATGTGCAAATAACATTAGGTGCTGTTTCTGTTCCTAGGAATAGCTTTAATTTAGGTCTTATTATTGGTAGTTCTACAAAAACTGAACCTTTAAATGAGACAGTAATTCCGACAGCAGAACGTATTCGTATTTATACAGATTTAGATGATATGTTATCTGATGGATATACAACAGATAGCCCAGAATATAAAGCGGCTTTATTAATGAAATCTGCAACTCCATTGGCACCTAATCGTATTGCTATTGGGTGTTGGGATAAAGCAAATGATGAGGAAGCAGTTGATGCTGTTCGTGCTTGTCGTATTGCTAATGCAGAATGGTATGCTTTTACAGTTTGTGGTGCTACTAATGATGATATAAAAGCGATAGCTCAATATACAGAAACAGCAGAACCAAGTAGTACTTACTTTTATACAGTAGCTACAGAAGATGTATTATCTAGTTCTGGTAATAGCACTGACATATTTATTTTCTTAAAAGATAAAAATTATCGTCGTTCATTTGGTCAATATTGTGGACAAGAAGATACACCAGATGCCGTAGCAGCAACTATGGGTTATGCTATGGGAAATAATACAAGTCTTGCCAATAGTGCGTATACTTTAGCTTATAAAACATTACCAGGAGTAACTACTGATGATTTAACTAATACACAAGTTGAATATATAAAAGGTAATTATGGCAATGTTTATATAAATCGTGGTTATTATTATGATGTATTAGAACAAGGAACTATGGCAGATGCAACAAGATTTGATGAAATTTTAAACCTTGATATGTTAAGTAATAATATTCAGTTAAATATTATGGATTTATTGTATCAATCAACAAAAGTGCCACAAACAGATGCTGGGGTGACTAGCATAATGAATGCTACTGCGGTTGCTTGTGACCAAGCTGTTAAGATTGGTTTTATCGCTCCTGGTAAATGGAATGGTTCAGCAATTTTAAATTTAAAAACTGGAGATACTTTACCAGATGGATATCTTATTCAAGCAGAGTCAGTTAATGACCAATCACAAGCAGATAGAGATGCACGTAAATCACCACCAATTTATGTATCTGCAAAACTTGCAGGAGCTATTGAACATGTAACTATTGGTGTTACTGTTAATAGATAGGAGGTTATTTAATGGCTTTATCAACATATTCTTTTTTAGATTTATCAGGTTCTATCTCTCATCCTACAATTGGTTCATATTTATTTACTGGTGAAGGTGTTGGAGATATAAATATATCCATGAGTACAGACCGTTCAGCTCATGATGTTGCATCTGATGGTTCTGTAATGGTAAGTAAAATAGCTGGCAATAATGGTACCATAACTATTACAGCACAACAAACTAGCCCTTTACATTTTTGGCTTCTTGATTGGTATAATACCCTTTGGAATTTGCCAACTAGTGAATGGGCTACAACATCAATGTTATTAAGAAATACATCTACTGGTGGAAGTCATACAATAAAAGGGATATCACCACAAAAGGTGGGAGATACACCATATCAACAACAAGGTCAAAGGATTACATGGACCTTAATGGCGGCAGATATTCAACATAATTCTAAATAAGCTACATCTATTTTGATGTAGCTTTTTATTTTAAGGAGTAAATTATGATTAATAAAACAAAAATAATTGAATTAAATGGATATAAATTTAAAATTAAAAAATTAAACGCTTTTACAGCATCTTATATAGCCGTGCAGATAGGTTTTTCTTTAGCAGGTGGTTTAATTAATGCGGGTAATACAAATAAAGTAGATATGTTACAAAAAGCAATAAGTGGCATTGATAAAGATAAATTTATTGAAATACAGAAAGATTGTTTATCTGCTGTAGAAATCCTGAATAATATAAATGGTTCAGAAATGCCTGAAGCTTTAATATTAAATAATGGTAGTTTAAGCCATAAAGAATTAGAAAATGATTTTATGACAATTATATTATTAACGATTGAAGTGGTAATGTTTAATGTTGAGGGTTTTTTCGGAGAAAAAGGCTTGCAGAGCTTGACGAACTCCCTGCAAACCAATTCCAAACAGTAAAAGCAGATACATTAAATGAATTCCTTTATAGACCTGTTCTTGCAGGTTTATGGAAACAGCATGAGCTTTGGGACGGTACTTATGATTTAGATGATTTGATTGCTATACATGAAATGCTAGATATAAAAGCAGTTAATGATTATAGAGCTAGTATCGTAAATAATAATAGTCAGTGAGGTGAAACCATGGCAAATACTAATGTAATTGAAGAATATTTGGTATCTCTAGGTGCAATAGTTAATAATGCACAGTTTAGCGAATTTAACAATACACTTAATAAAGCTAAATCTGCTGTAACTAAATTAAGTGATAGTGCTATGGATACCACCACATCACTTGGCAAAATGGTAACAGGTTTGAGTGCTGTTGCTTCTGCTATAACTGCTGTCGGTTTTGCCACAGCTAAAACTATAAAATCTGTAGCGGATGCAGACATGAAATATCAAGTACTAGCTAAAGATATATGGACCACGAAGGAAAATGCTAAAAGTCTACAATTAGCATTGGATACAATGGGGGCAAAACTTGAAGATGTTGCATGGATTCCAGAATTAAGAGAACAATTCTTGCGCCTTAGATCAGAAATGCAAGAACTTCAAACTCCAGCAGATGCAAATAATCAACTAAAGTATATTCGTTCAATTGGTTATGAATGGCAATCTTTTATGCTTAAGATAAAGATGTTAAAAGAATGGGTAGCTTATTATTTAATAAAGTATTTAGCAGGGCCTATTGAAAGAGTTCGTCAGGGATTAAAAGATATAAATGAAAATTTAAAAATGAATATGCCGAGCTGGGGTAACAAAATAGCTAAAGCATTAACAATAGTAGTCAATTTAGGTATGAACCTTGCACGTTTTGGTAAAACTGCTATAGATACCATTTCTAGATTTTTTAATATGCTACCAGAGGGAGCACAAAAGATTATTAAGTTTATATCTATAATCGGTATGGCTATAAAGTTAAATCCTTTTTTTGCTGCAATGAGTATAATGATACTTCTTATAGATGATTTTTATGCTTATATTGATGGTAGAAAATCAGCAAAAACTTTAGCTCCAGTATGGAAAAAACTTCTTGAAGTTTGGGATGATTTACAAGTTTATTTTGAAAAAGGGGAGTATTATTTACAACACATTATCTCCTTGATAAATACTGAAGCACTACCAAAGCTAAAAAATTGGTGGTCAACCTTTAAACAGATTATGGATAACTTGGTTGAAATATTTTTCCGTATATTGGAGATATTAAAATATATGTTCCAAGATTTTGATGTAATCGAATTATTTATGCTTATGGGAGATAGTGTATCTAGTTTAGTTGATGGTGTCCTTGATTTAGTAGAAGCCATATTGGAACTTATCGCTAAATTATTTGGTTTAAGTGTAAAAGGTAAGGAAGTTTGGTGGGCTTTTGGTAAAGGTATAGAAAACACTTTAAGACTAATGACAAGACTTGTAAGATTAACAGGTGATTTATTTAGTGCATTAGCTAAAGCTGCAAGAGGTGATTTTAAAGGTGCTTTCAAACAAGTAATTCGTGCTTTTGGTAATTTTGGCGAAGGTATTCTTGATGATGTAACTAAAGGAAAAGTAGGAGATGCCTCTGATGATGCAAGAAGTGAAAGAGCTCAATATATAATGCGTCGCCTTATAAATGGTGGTCTTACACCAGTTCAAGCTGCTGGTATTGTTGGTAATTGGATACAGGAATCAAGTTTGAATCCAGAAACTGTAAATGGTATAGGAGCTTCTGGTATTGGTCAATGGTTAGGAAGTAGGCGTGAAAATTTAATAACTTTTGCGTCTAATCGAGGTAAAGATTGGACGGATTTAGATACTCAAATTGATTTTGCACTTTGGGAGATGAATGAAGGTGGAGAATTTTTTAATATAGAGGGAGCTAGGGATGATTTTTATTCTACAGATAGCCCGTCTAAAGCTGCTGTAGCTTTCAGAAAAGGATATGAACGTCCTGGAAAAAGTGAAGCTAATGATTCTAATAGAATTAATAAAGCTGAAACAGCTTTTGATGAATGGAATAAAACAAATCCTAGCAACAATTATGATTATACAGATGCTAATAAATCTAGTGGACCAGTACATCTAAATAATAATAAATTAGAAGTAGATGACTTCTATACACCGCCAAAAGAAGATTATAGTCAATACTTTGAAAAGACTGGATTTAGTGGTTTTTTAGGTCAAGGGACTTATGCTCATAGTTTAATAGGTGGTAGCAGTGTTCCAATAATGACAACAGCTAATAATTATAATGGTTCAAGTGTCAATATAGGTCAGATAAATGTTACCGCACCAAATGGAACAGAGCCAATGACAGCAAAAGATGTAGCAGGAGCTGTTAAAAAGGTAATACCAGATGTAAATATTGGTGGTATTGGCAATAATGCACGAGATATTAGAAATATTAGTGGGGTGATAGTATGAGTTTATTTTCTACAGGCTCTATTAATACTTTATCCGCATTATGGCAACTAGGAAAAATAACTGTAGATAGAGCAAATGGTGGTACAGGGTTTTTCTCAAAAGGATACCGACCTAAAGAATGGAATGTTGCTGGCGGTGTAGATAATGGTCAAATTGATATATTAAAAAATACCAATGTTGATAATGTTTTAATTGATACAGGATTTTCTTTGGGCGGTATTTTAGGTGCTTATGTAACAGGTGCATTTGATACTAGTAAAATAGGTGGTTCAAATAGTGAATTAGTTTTAGTCAAAACTAATATTGGAGGCTTCTTTTTTGATGCAGTTTTAAATGAACAACATGATAGTGAACTTACTATAACACAACACCCAGTACAAACCGGCGCTAACATAGCTGACCATAGCTTTTTAAATCCTTCTACGTTGACTATGGAAATAGGAATGAGTGACGCTATGGCAACAATGCTAGAAGGTCAGTTTACGGAGTATTATACAAAATCGGTATCTGCATATGAAAAGTTAAGAGAATTGCAAGCTTTAAGGCTACCGGTATCTGTTCATACCAGATTACATCACTACGACAATATGCTGATACAAAATATTACAGCACCAGATAATTATAGGACACAATATGGTTTACGGTGTACAGTAACGTTACAAGAAATTTTTGTAGTAAATGTGGCTACAGGTACAGTATCAACTCGAAACTGGGCATCTAGTGGTACTACAAATAGAGGTGAAGTTCAACCGCAAGCAACCGAACAAGCTGGAAGTGCCCTGTATGAAATGGGGGCTTGATTATGTTATATACAATACCATTAACAAATATAGCTAACCAAATGCTTAGTTTTAAAATAAATATAAACAAAACTAATATACACATAAAACTTTTTTTGCGTTATTTAGAGGAATATAATCACTGGACGGTTGATATAAGTAATGCAGAAACTGGTGAAATGTTAATAGCAAATTTACCTCTTGTTCCAGGAAGTGGATTAGCAAGTAATATATTAGCTCAATACGAATATTTGAATATTGGAGAAGCTTATATTGTAAAATCTGGTGAAACTCAACTTGAATATCCAGATAATGAAACGTTAGGTTCAACTTTTTTATTGTTGTGGGGTGTATTAGATGAGTAATTTTTTATATCTTAGAAAATATCGTATAGTTGTTGCTTCTTCAACTGCGGAAATTGACAATACACAACCAACAAAAGGAAATGAGAAAAGCGATACGTCTAATGAAAATAAAGAATATGCATTAGATGTATCGCTTTTGCATTGTGTTTTCAGAGTTCGCAGAGGTATGGATTTTAATAATCATGCTGAAGTTAAAATTTATAATTTGAACAAAGATACCGAAGAAAAAATAATAAAAGAAGGAGACAGGCTTATTATTTCTGCTGGATATGAAGGTTATTTGAATACAATAAATTTAAATCCAGAAGATACTAAAAAGGCTGTAGGTTCTAATTTTGTAAGTAAAAAAGATAGTAAAAATAAAACGAAAGAAGATAATAATCCTCAACAAATACAAGAAAGTCAGCCAAAACAATATGGAAAAATATTTGATGGTCAGATTGTACAAGCTGTTAGAAGTAAAGAAAATAATACAGATTATGTGCTTACTTTAGTATGTATAGATGGGGATACTTTTTTAAATATGAACTTTATATCACTTAGTTGTGTTCGCGGTCAAAATTCTCGAAATGTAATAGATACTGTAGTATCTAAGGCAGAAAAGCCAACACAAGTAAATAGAGTATCACCAACAATAAGTGGGCAAACATTACCAAGAGGAAAAGTTTATTTTGGTAGACCGAAAGATATTCTTACAGACGTGGCACGGGGTAATAATGCTAATGTTTGGATAAATGATGGTCAGGTAAATATTACAAAAATTACAGATACTTACACAGATGAAGCTTTAATATTAACTCCTAAGAATGGATTAATTGGATATCCACAACAAATACAATATGGCGTTTCATTTAGGTGTTTATTAAATCCTAAAATAAATGTATTATCTATGGTTCAGTTAAAAAATACAGAAATAAACGGTATGCAATTACAGATGAATATGCCAGGAAAAAGTCAACCACAGACACTGCAATTGGATGAAGAAAATATGTATCAAGCTTATGAAGTTGAACATACTGGAGATACTAGAGGCAATGATTGGTATACAACAGTTAATGCTTATAGTAGATATGGAAAAGATGTAGTTCCTGCAATGATGAAAGGAATTGGCTCTAATCCAAACAGTATATAAGAGGTGAAACAATGATTACATTACAAGAAATGATGAATGGTACACCTGCAAAAGATGAATTACTGCAACGTAATACATCTACAAAAATAAGAGTTGCTATTCCCGGAATAATAAAAGAATTTAATTCATTAGAACAAACAGTTATAGTTCAACCGGCAATAAGAGAGTTAGTAAATATTAATGGCCAACAGCAATGGCTTGATTTGCCGTTACTTTTAGATGTTCCTATAGTATTACCACGTGCTGGTGGATTTGTTATTACAATGCCTATAAAAAATGGTGATGAATGTCTTGTTGTTTTTGCAGATAATTGCATAGACGCATGGTGGCAATCTGGAGGGACACAAAATCAAATAGAAATCAGGCGACATGATTTATCCGACGCATTCGCTATTTTAGGTTGTTGGAGTCAACCTAATGTTATAAGCGAATACAATACCAATGCTATGCAGTTAAGAAATGTAAGTGGAAGTAGTGCAATAACTATTTCGGATAGCGGTATAGATATATCTGCGTCTAGTATAACTCTTAACGGAATAACAACAATTGAAGGTATTGGGTTTAGGGGGCATAAACATAGTGGAGTACAATCTGGCGGAAGTACGACAGGAGGGGTAAGTGGGGGAATTACCCTCTCATGGTCATAGTGCCAGCACAAATACAACTGGTAATCATACACATACACATCCAGGTTGGCAAATGGGAGAAGGAATTCGACATCAAGATGGGTGTAGTGCTATCCCTCAACGTGGCGACCGAGGTGGTTATAATGGAACATATACTTTTTCTACTGCTGGAAATCATAGCCACACAATAACTGTTAATAACACTGGTTCAAATACAGCTCATAATAATATGCAGCCATTTATAGTTACTTATATATGGCGTAGAACTGCATAATAGCTGTGGGGGAAATTCCAAGCCATAACCATACAGGTAGTATAAATACAGCAGGTGAACATACTCATTCGTTAACATTAAAAGCATTATGGGGTGATGGTAATGGTAGTGGAAATGGTTGGGCTGGAGATACACGAGATGGTGGAAGTAGAACAAACACTTTTTCTACTGTAGGCAATCATACTCATACAGTAACAATAAATTCTACAGGTTCTGGTCAACCACATAACAACCTTCAACCATATATCAGTGTATACATGTGGAAACGTACTGTATAAGTCTGTGGGTGAAATATAGACGACTTGATATAAATGGAGATTATACACTTGGTAGAAATCGTCAAAACTTTTTAACGGATATAGACGCTGTAGCACAAGCAATAAAAACACGACTTCTTTTATTGTATGGCGAATGGTGGGAAGATTTAACAGACGGATTGCCATTGTGGCAAAGAATTATAGGTAGCGTAGGCAGTGATGAAAATAAACAGGTGCTAGATTTAATTGTTAAAGAAAGAATAAACGGAACAACTAATGTAAATAGTGTAGTGAATTTTATATCCGAGATAAAAGACAGAAAATACACTTTTACTTGTTTAGTGGTTACTGATTATGGAAACCTTACAGTTAGTGTTTAAGGAGGGATAGAATAATGGCATATTTTGCACCATACATTGATGACGCTGGATTACATATCCCTACTTATCAAGATATTAAAGATGATTTAGTAACTGAAGCGAAAAAAATTTTTGGTGAGGATATATATCTTGAAAATGATAGTATGGATTATGAATATATATCTGCTATAGCTTTAAAAATGTATGATACTTTAAATAGTATTGTATATGCATATAATAGCCGTTCCCCAGTTACTGCTATAGGTTCTGGATTAGATACAGTTGTTAAAATAAATGGTTTAAAGCGAAAATCTGCTAGTTATTCCACTTGTGTAGTTACTTTAACAGGAATACCACAAACAGTTATTAAAAGTGGTTTAGTGCAAGATATTTCCGGCAATAATTGGAATTTACCTAGCAATATAACTATTCCAGAAGAAGGAGAAATTGAAGTATCCGCTATATGTACAGTATTAGGTTCAGTATCTGCTTTAGTTGGAGATATAAATAAAATAGCTACTCCGCAATTAGGTTGGATATCTGTTACTAATAAGGTTAATGCCGTTTTAGGTCAACCTGTAGAGACAGATGTACAATTAAGAGCAAGGCAGGCTGTAAGTACAGCCTTACCAAGTCAAACTTTATTGGAAGGTACTATTGCAGGTATTGTATCTGTAGAAGGTGTAACACGTCAACGAGTATATGAAAATGATACTAATGATAGTAGTGAAACTGAGGAAAACCCATATGGATTACCTGCACATAGTATAACTGCTGTAGTAGAAGGTGGATTAGATGCAGACATAGCAGAACAAATTTATATAAGAAAAGGTGTAGGGTGTTATACAAATGGAACAACTGAAGTGCAAGTTACAAATAAGTATGATATTACTACTTCTATAAGATTTTACCGTCCTTCGTATGTAGATGTTGATATAACTGTTAATATAAAAAAATATGCTGGCTATACAGATAATGTAGTAGATAACATTAAGAATAATATTTTAAACTACCTTAATAAACTTAATATTGGAGATAATTTACCAACTTCTTTACTTTGGAATAGTGCATTAACAGCAAACCCAGATTTGACAAGTCCTATTTTTTCGATAACAAGTTTAACAGCAGGAAAACATAGATCTAGTCAGGGAACAGCTGATATAGAAATAAATTTTAATGAAGTAATACAAGGAAATATTGATAATATAACAGTAAATGTCAGTTGAAGTAGGTGAATACATTGGAAAATATTTATTATTTAAATTTAATACCAAGTCAGTATCGCCTACAACCTAAATTTATGAAATGGCTTGAAGCTGGAATACAAAAGTTACAAGATAGTAATTCTACTGCCCAAGAAATTATATCTAATTTTGATCTAGATACAGCTACTGGTGTGCAATTAGATATAATAGGTAAATTAATAGGTCGCTCTAGGCAATTAGATTTTCAACCGCGTGCGGAAGTATCTTCTGTACTAGATGATGATTATTATAGATTATTATTGAAAGCTAAGATTGTTTGGAATCAATGGAAAGGTACGCTTCCAGAATTATACGCAGCATGGCAAGAAATATTTCCGAATGGTAATCTTTTAATATTAGATAATCAAGATATGAGTATGGATGTAATTGTATCGGGAGATTTTTCTGTTTTAGAGAAGGATTTAATATATAACGGATTAGTTGTTCCAAAACCAGAAGGTGTGCGTATAAATTATATAATAATTGCACAAAATGCAGATGTACCTATATTTAGTTATGGTTATGATAATGAATTTTTGGGTGGTTATACTACTAATTGGATAAAAGAAGAAACAAGTTTAATTTTTGGTTATGGCGAAGAAACACAAGATATATCTGGATATGATACTGGTAGTTGGTTATAAAAGGAGTGTGAATTATGGCTAGTACTAATTTTTTAGTATTTGATGAAGGTAAACAAAATATGATGAGTGATGGGGATTATAGTGCTAATACCCAAAGAGCAAGAGGTGTAACACCTGGTATTGCTTATCCAAATCTACACAATAAACTTTATTATCAAGTATCTGTTATGGCAAAGGCTATTGCAGATTTTATGGTAGCACAAGGTGCAAATGCTAGTGATGAAGATGTTGAACAATTAACAGCTGATATATCAACTGCATTTACTAATTTTGTAGATAATAAAACAAAAGATGTGTATTTACCGTTATCTGGCGGAACTATGAAAGGTAATATAAATGCCAATGGGTATAATATTACTGCCACTAAATTTATAGGTAATCTTCAAGGTAAAGCCGATAGTGCTGCTAATGCTGATTTAGCAGCAAAAGCTACTACAGCAGAAAATGCTAATAATGCTAATAATTCAAGTGTTGCTAATAAATTAGGAACTTCTACAGTGGGAAGTGCTACCAAGCCAGTATATATAAATAATGGTGTTGCAAGTGCTGTTAGTGTAGATTTATCTACACTAGCACCAAAAGCAAGCCCTGGATTAACAGGAACACCAACAGCTCCAACTGCTAATGTAGATACGAATAATACACAAATTGCTACTTGTGGATTTGTTAGAAATGCTATAGCAAAATTTGCTCCAATGCTAGATACAATGAAAAAAATATATCCAGTTGGAAGTATTTATATATCTACAGTTAGCACTAATCCAGCTACATTGTTTGGATTTGGTACGTGGGAAGCAATGCCTGCTGGTCGTGTGTTATTAGCACAAGGTAAATCTTCTTGGGGTACAACCTATAATGCAGGAAGTACTGGTGGGGAGGCAACTCATCAACTCACTGTGGGAGAATTACCTGCTCACAATCACACAGCGTCCACTAATACAACTGGAAATCATACTCATCAATTTCAATTATATGGACC